TTACCAAAAACGGAGGTACGTTTTCTTAAAAACCTATATACGTTTTTTCTAAAGGGTATTTATACCTTTCCGATAACGTATATATATAATGTTAGAAAACTACTAACGGGAACCACCGGGGAAGCACATTCCCCCCATGTGATAAAGGAAGTATTTACAACCAAGGAACAAAGAATCGAAAGCATCAGTACCATCTGTTCTGTACTCTAAGCGAACAGCATCATCAGCTTCCTCTGAAAGTTTCTCACCCGACTTATCTTTTCTGAATCCTTTGTAACCAATAGAAACCTCGGCTGTCTCAAGGGCAATGATGAGAGCCTCGTTATTTTCACGATTAAAACGAATGGCAGGATAAGTTGCGCCTGCAAGACTTTCGTTTATATCCTTATACTTTTGCTCATGTTCCATCGGGCGTCCCATATCAATAGCATTGACTGCCCAACCGAAACGTGTCAATTCGGATATAACGATGTCCTTAAAATCTTCAGACTGGACGGCGTAAACACGGAATTTTGCCGTACTATCATAGAAGAAAGTTACGTTATTGTTCTTTGCCCGATGGGGCGCATAATAGCGACACCAGTCTTGACATAGCTCTCGAAGTTTACGTTCATTCTTCACATACATGGAGGAAATTACATTTAAGGCTTCCACGCCATCACGTGGATAAAGCTGCCCTGTAACCATCCAGTTGATATTAGCATTATAATCACAAGCTATGTAAAGGGGCAAACTATCAACAACATCTCCATCACGTGTACAGTCTTTCAGATCTTGTAAAGCACCAAAGTCTGGGGTTTCATAATCCGTATCAATTTGTTGTCCGCCACTTATGGTGCTGGCTGTCTTCAATCTGAAAGAATCATCAATCGCAGGACAATCTTCATCTATATATCCGTGAACATTCTCAATATCAAGATTAGAGTAAAAGCCATCATTACTCTTCGTTTGCTTCATACCGAGAATACTGATTGAAAAGACAATCGGCGGAAGGTCACGCTTCATCTTAGCAATATAGTTCTGACCTATCAAATCAATATTATCAAGCGTGGACGCACGATAGAAGGTAAAAGCATTGCAACGTAACTCATTTATATGCTTTGCGTACTTCTTAGAATTGCGTAACATTCCTAACTCGAAATGCTCCTCGGGGGTAAGGATAAACTCATAGTTATAGACTAATTCAGCATCAGAAGCAGAGATAACATTATAAGCTACGAGTTGTTGCAAAGCGTTTTTACTCACGTTCTTTGCATTATTGGGGGCAACAATATGGAAAGCTCCCTCACGGGCTTTGATAGCATCAGCTAAAGCAAGAATGCGTGCTTTCTCTTCCTCCCGCAAAACAATCACCTCATGTTTTGTCATCTTAGCCCGACGCAGAAGTTCGTTGAAATAGATAATCCTGTCAGCATACTTTGTTAACTCATCTTGAATCTCACGATAAGTCTTACCAGCGAAGTTACCCATTTCAATCTTTAAGTCTAACTTGTCCTCTTCTTTCTCCAACCAATTTCCCTTTGCGGTTAAGGAAGCATCAGAAGCAAAAAGAGTAGACTTATAAAGAGGGTTCTGTTCAGAGAAAGCGGGGTCACTTAAAGGATGTGTTATACCTGATAAAGCAGGCATAACCTCTCCATCAATCTTCGACTTAGACATGAATTTGCACTCATCTGCAACGATAGAGTTTGCCGTAATAGAGTTCGCACTACCACTAACCGCTAAAGAGATTAATTGCCAGTAAGAACCATTGGCAAACCAAATACCATTGTCATAAGTTTTAGGCTTTAAAATAGGGGAGGGAACCCACTTAGGAGGTCGACCCCATCCAAAGTGTGTTCCTTCCTTTAAACCATAGAAACGTTCCAAAGCAGCAATAGTACCAGGGACAGTACGAGTGTAGAGTTGCTTCCGGCTATTACCTAACCAAAGATTAGTACCACGTGGCATAGACATACTTACGGTATAGATACGTGGACCAATAACGCCGTCTGTCTTTCCAAAACGGCGTGCGCCCAATACTCTTACATCCTTTGCACCAGCATAATATATCTGCTGCTGCTTTTTATTCATATAAACGTCTCTACGATTCATCATTCTGCTGTGTTTGGATCAAGTTCCTCATAAAAATCTTTCTCAGGCTCTTCCTTAGAACCCTCATCAGCTAATTGCCAAGTTCCGTCTTCTGATTCAACAAGGTCTGTAAATTCCTTAGAAGTTAAGCCAAAGCGTTTTGCCAACCTTCTCTTTTCTTCATCTGTATAATTGACTTGATCACTCTTAATAACAGAAACATCACCAGTAATATTAATATCCGTTGTAGGCATCTGTTCGGAAGCATTCTCATCCTCTTTAAAGTCATTATGAAGGCGCATCTTTAAGTCTGCACCCGATTTTACACTTCTTGCATCCCCACGTTTCATTCCTTCACGAACTAACCAATCAGACGCATCAACAACCTTTGCTCGTTCAATATTATCAACGGGGGTATCAAAACGACCAACAATCCAATTAAACACCGCTACATCATTACTGATTTCAGTAATGGTACGAGGCGTGCCGGGTTTAATTCTAAGTGCTTCAACGTATGACCTTGCTACTTCTCTCTTATTATCGTCTATAGCATTCTCAGATGTATCAAGAAGAATAGAATACTCCCTTGCTGCTAAACGGCGCATAACATCAGCAGGACGGATTTGCTTATCCTGTTGCCAAACCTGATAAGCCTCGTAAGCCATTCTTGCTCGAAACTTCTGTTCCAAGGTCATATTCATTCTGTCAATGGTAAGTCCGCCTAACATCCAGCGTTCTACCTTTTCTAAATATTTAGAAGATGGTCTACTCATATATTATCCTTTCTTTTTTAAACCTTTAAGGGCTTCCCCAGGTATCTCGCCAGGATGACTCTTAGCATAATCAATATAGGGTTGGTATCTTTTTGCCTTTTCTTTTCCTATCAACTTGGTTAACTCTTTAAGACGCTTCTCAAGCCCACGGATTCTGACAGGGGTGTTTGGCTTGTCCGTGCGCACAATATACTTCATCAACTTTAAAGCCGCTTTGTGCTTCTCTTCTTCCTTTGCCCTTTGCTTAGCCTGCTTAGGGTCATTATATTCTATTTCCCTGTTTACTTGCTCTCGGAATCCATCAGGCATCTTATTGAAATAAAAGCGAAGGAGATGGCGAAGTCCTTTGATGTCTACACGCTGTTTCTTCATTTGTTTCTGATAGCGTGTATCATCCCCAAGTCTTACATATACCTTTGCTAACTCATTATCCACTTTATCGTAGATTTTACCATACCCTTCCGTATAATGTGCGGCAGCTTTAGCATATTGACTAATATCTTTTGGGTTACCTCCAGCCAAAGCTAAGGCTTTTGCTTGTTCTGCATTACTTGCCGCAAGAGAACGCAAATCACGAATGCTATCTACCGCATCCTGTAAAGCAGGAGATAATAACCACTTTAGCTGGTCAAGATGTAACCTTGTTCCGGCGTTGGGCATTCTGGGAGGAATAACAACTTCCAAGCGAGGACTCTCCAAAAAACTATTGTCCTCAGCAAATAACTGCGGTTGAATCTTTTCTCTTTCTTTTCGTTCCTGCTCCTCCTTTAACTTACGTGCGGCAGTTTCGGCTTTAGTTGGGCGACCAACATGTGGCTTGAGTAAAGAGGGGTCAGTAAGGTCTATTGTCTGGATAGAAATATACTTCTTCAATTCCTCTTGCACCTTATCTACATAACGGCGCATAGGCTTTATTTGACGGTCATATTCTCCAAAGCTGGAGGCATCATAAACAAAAGAACGACAGAACAAGAAAGACGAAATAAGCCAAAGTCCACGTTCCATAGCCTCCCTATCTTTCTTCGTCCAAGGACAAGAAGGATTCTCTAAACGAGGTAAGGTTCGCCCCGTCCATAGTTGAAACTCTTTTAACCATGCCCGTTGTTCATTTTCAGACATTGAAGAGAAAAGTTTATTTTCTATCATAGACGCTTGTTTTTCTAATAACAAAGTTACGCCTTCTTTTTAAAAAGTGTAGGACAGAAAAAAGCCTATCTATAAGGAAAGACCTTATAAATAGGCTAACATTTATTATATTATCATGAACGAAAATCGAATCTTATGAGTGTTCGCTTGGTGAAGAAGGTACACTGCCTGATGCCTTTGATGCAAGGAGAGAGTCCCAACCAGCGGTGGGTTCCTTTACATAAAGGTTAGGATAGAATACAGGCTTGAGCACAGCTTCGCAAGTAGTATTGCGCTCGTCAGAGGCTTGTGCACCTGTAGTAGTCTTGATACCACCATCTTCGAACTTGATATTTCTGATAGGGTCGTACATAATCTGAGACTTTCCATTTTCTGGGAAGATAAGGAAAATCTTGAGGTTATTCAGCGAGCGACCATACTTAGAGACAAGCTCATTCACAAGGTCAATAACAAATGTACCTTTCAACGAAAAGCCCTTGTTATTCTTCAGCGAAGAGCCTTCAATCTTCTGACTTTCGTCCTTACAATCGAAACGATAAAGTCCCTTACCACTCTCAAACTCTGGTGTGTTGTAAACATTGTCTTCTGCTGTAAGTGGTCTCTTCAACTCACTCTTTACACCGACATAGACTACAGAACCCATACCAGCGAGATTCTCTACGCAACTTTCTGTATCGAGAATATTACCCAAAGTTGGGCATTTTACTTCTACCATATCTGTTTATATTTTGTAGTTTAATGAAAAGAATTAGCAGGGAGGATAGGATCCCTCCCCACTAAATGTAGAACTTTATTTAGAGAAGATTGCCGTAAGTGCCATTGGGTAACCATCGGTGACAATAGTAATCTGCTCCTCTGTCTTACCGTTACTCCAGCGAACAAACTTATTTGTTCCAGTCTTAACAGCTTTCAAGGTGACAGAAGTATTAGGAGCGTACTCCTTTGTTGGGTCATTCTTTGCACCATCAACCTGTACAGTACCTAACTTCTCATCGTTTGAAGTAACAACAAGGTTCGCCTTCTGATAGTCACCAGGAAGCAACTTATCTGTGATAGCAGCTGTACTTACAGCGAAAGAAGAGCTCAAAGGATTCAAGATGCGACAACCTTGAATAGACTGGACCTGGAAGATAATGTCTTCCGCGTCATCATCACTTCCTTCACGGACAGAAATCTTTGTTCGGCTATCGATAGTATTGACACCATACTCAAGGTTGTCCTTGACTGTAGCCATCAAACGCTCACCCTCACCATAAACATCTGAAGGGGCAAAGGTAATGTTAGGGTGTTCTGTAACCTTAAAGTTAATGGTGCCATCAACATAAGTTACGCCCTTGTTACCATGCCACTTATTTGCATAAGCAGTCTCAATGTAAGAAGCACGGGTGGTATCACAATAGATAAGCACCTCTTTTTGACTTTTGAGTGATGGGTTCCACTTCTGAATCCACTTCTCAACTGCTAACCAAGCAGCAATGTCTTTGTCATCAACAGGAGCACTGATAGCGTCACAAGGAATAAGGTTACCCATAGCCTCGCTAATGATACCATCCTCGATGTCGTGGCTAACAAGAGTATGATAGCCATCCAACAAAGATAATGCGCCCTTAGGACCATTCTCGTCGTTCTGAAGATTACCATGGAACAAGTTCAAGAAAAGATCCTCACCATAGGTCGCAGTGATAGCCAAGAAAGCTGCCTCTGAAAGAGGATAAGAGAAGTCAGACGAGCCTTCTACAGGATAAGGAGTCTCCACATAGTTGTCACGATTGTCACGGAATCTATTCCATGTCAACTTAGCAACTAGTGGACGCTCTTTCAGGAAGCCAATCTTGTTCTCTACAGGAGTACCAACAACCTTACGGCGTGTTGTACCACCCTTACGAGCCATGATGGTTTTGGTGTTCTTAAACTGAACACCACTGATAACGTGGATACCGAGGCGAGTCATTTCCTCTGGACGGAAATAACTTGCACCCATGACGATTTGTGGTGCAAACTGATCAGCAATGTGAGTCAGGTTGTTTTTACCGATAAATTCTGGTTTTGCCATACTGAATAATGGGTTTATTTGTTATACTTTTTATTATTATCGAATCTCTTATGCTATTATCGTTCAGTCTTTGAAGCAGCAATAGCGTTTAGTCTTGCCTTGTATTCCTCTAAGGCTTTTGCATTTTCTGCTGGACTCTTAGAGTGATCATACTTCGGTGCGCCTACAACAAGTTGTGCGTCATGAGTGCCAGAGCCGTTGTTTGCAGGAGCAGCACCTTCATCTTTCTTTTCAGAAGGAGTGCTAACAAGAGCCTTAATCTGTTCGTCACGGTCAGCAATAGTCTGCTGAGCTTCTGCCAGTTGAGCTTTAACGCTCTCAAGCTCTTTCTGTACTTCAGCTAATGCTGCATCAGAGGTGCTCTTCTGTTCTGTAAGGGCAGTCTCGTTAGCGGACTTCAATTCCTCAACTTGCTTGTTGTGCTCTTCGTTAGCCTTTGCCACAGCTTCAGAAACAGCCTTTTCTGTAGCCTGTTTAAGCTCTTCTGCATTCAACTTCAGCTTTCCGACGAGAGCATTAGATGCATCAAGTTCTACACGTGTTGTTTGCGCCTGGGTTAGCGTTTCTACGAGTTTGTCACAAAGGCTCAAGTCGAAGTGAGTCCCTTCTTCTGTAACAACCAACTCACTAACGCCACAAGCATCTGCAATGGTTTGATACTTTTTATTCATTGTATATTTGTTTTTAGTATTACTATTCTCAACTCTTTCTGATGCCGGGTTTCCCTTCTCTTCAGCAAGTTTTTTTATACGTTCTATACAGCCAGTCAGCGTGTTTTGTCCGTCAACAAGAATACCCTCTACATCCTTTGCGTCGAACATCTTACCATGTAAGTGTTCGTCGGTGGCTTTTGGGCAAGCAGCTTTCACATCGTTTCTAAACTCAACACCCAAGTCGGCTAATTCCTTTATCAGCAAAGAATCGTTATTATCATTAGCGATGTCACGCACCCACTTGTTCTTATCAAAAGACTCAGGCTCATAGATTTCGTGGTAAGTTTCGCTGGTGTATTTATTCTCAGCACCATCTTTTTGGGTATAAAACGCTGCCATAACACCTATACAACCTATATTGTCCTTAGGGTGCATGTAGTATCTCTCATCGCAGAAAGAAGCTAGATACATACCTGCAGAAGCACACATACCATCTATGAAAGCCAGTACAGGCTGCTTTCTTTCGTGGGCAAAGTCGATAGCCTGTTGAAAATCATTCTTAGCCCAAGCGGAACCTCCAGGAGTATCTATATAAAAGATGTGTCCCAAGCAGTTCGGTGAACTTGCAGCCTTCATCATAAGGTCCCTAAGGTCAACACTACCATAGGAACAAGCCCCGCCGTTACGAGTTATCGGGCCAAGAACATTCAAAACATTCACGAAAGGAACTCGGGGTATCTCACCATAATAGTATCGATGTCCCTCTTCATCAATAGCATACTCCTTTATATCTTTGCTTGACAACGTAAGGAACATACCTAAAGGCTTACCCTTTGTCTCCAAGGCAACGTGACCATTAAGATTATTCTCAATAGCGTCACGAACTCCGTGAACAAAGTCAGGAGACACCATCCACTTCTTTGTTGTAAGTATTTCTAAAAGTCCGTTAGTGCGTAATCCGCTCATAAGTTTTTGTTATTAAGTTGTTATCCTGAAACAATCCTCTTACCAAGGAAAGTAAATTTCGATTGAAGTACAACGCAAAATTAAGAGCGAATCCAGAACATATAAGGACGCATTTAGGCTAAGAATGGCTACTTTTGGGCAAAAAAATAGTGCTATCCTCACGGACGGCACTACTAAAAATCGACTTTAATTGTGAAACATTAACCTTTAAAACAAATCATTTTTACCTCAACTAAACTTAAATTCATTTCAATATATAAGTGATGAATACTCTAAGAAAATGTTTATAACATCTTTATTCTATTACTCATTGACAACATCTTTACCTTAATTAATAAGGTGGATGCGGAACTACTCGTATCCTCTACGTCATAAGAAGAGGCACTTGGGCAGGAGTAGGTCATTCGTCTTGACCCATCAGTGAGTGTATAAACGGCTATAAAATCAACGCCAACCAACGTGTTTAAGGCACTTCTTGCCGTATCTTCCCCATCTGTAAGGGTCATTTGGAGATCATGGGTATATACTAATCCACTGGGGTGCCTATCACTCGTCACCTTCAGTACTGGACTATCAGCCAACTCACAATCAGCCATATCTCCCACCGAAAAAGATATAACAGGTTGCCCCAACGTAACATTATTAATAGAAGACAAAGCTATACCAAAAGGCAAAGGGATAGTACAATCAGCCGTTTTATATAGCTCTACCTTCACAATATCATCAAGGAATGATTCCCGACATTTATCATTATTATCCATATTATTCTTCCTCTTAAAATCCTTTTATAAGGCTTTTCAAGCCCAAAAAGGACTTACACAAAAATCATATTAAAACATGAAATATTTAACATTTTATAATAACCTTTTTAACATTACTTTTAGTCTATGAGTCTCTGTCTTCGCCTCCTTGTTTCATCCGCATCAACACGTTTTATATCAGGGTGGATATACTCTCTCTCGTCTTCAACGAGTTTATAAGCATCACGCAACCACCGATTGGTCATACGTAAGAGGGTTGAACGTTCCTTGTTATCAGCACCAACAGGAATGCCGTATCTAAGTAAAAAGCGTTCCATTGTCTCTACATGCCGACGATGAATCCCTACAGCATGACAATAGTCTCTATCGGCTTGGAACCATCCTAAAACCGTCCTACTGAACTCGCATTGCAGGATATATCGAAGGTCACGGGCTGGGGTTTGCTCCAAAGAATAACTGGGGTTAACCCTGTGTTGCTTATCACCTATGACAACCTCCTTGGGAAGCTCAATGCAAAGATATTCCGTTTTTTCTCTAGAAGGATCATAACGCTGCCCTGTCAATGTACAGATTTCAGGGTGAGTAAGCCATTCTTCTCTGTCACGAGGCAATATCACCTCGCCACCAAAAGGCGACATTCCACGGAGCATATTCTGCCAAGATTGCTGCGAATAACAGCCTATCTTGATTTGCCTTTCTACAGGAAGAATACTAATACCATGGTTTAACACGAAGGCTTCATCTGAGAAACGGCAGAAGCGAACAGGCTCAAAACAGGTCAAGGGCTTATCCTCGTCACGATTGCGATAGTAAGCAGCCGTTGTGTAGGGGGTTTTCAAATAGACACAACTCATAGCATTTTACTTTTTATTATTAGCATTCTTTGCCTTTATCTTTGCCGCTTTCTCGGCATAAGTTTTCATACGTTTATCGACATAGTTCGTAATGCTTTCGGCATACTCAGCAAAGAGTTCTTGTTCGTCGACACGCATCTTCATGCGTGTAGCTCCAAAGAAATCGTGCATCTGACGCAGGGCAGCTGTGACCCCATCCATCTGTTCACAATTCATGGATTTGTCTTTAAACAAATCGTGAATTTTGGAATTGATGTCCGTAACATAACTTTCAAGCAGGTCGGCTAAGAAAACAGTACTATTCACCAATCGGGAAAGCTCATCCCGTTTTCGTAAGGTTTCTTTGTCCGTTGGGAGTTCTTTGTAGTACTCCAACATCTCTTTCTTCTCACGATGTGTTACTTGGACAGAACGCAACACACATACCTGGAGCATTCGGTCAGCGAACCATCTATCAGCAGCTTCGATTTGTTTCAAGGCTGCGTGAAAGCCTGCGTCCTTCATTCTATCCATAGATTGATAGATGTGTTTGCGCCTTTTTAGTTTCTCAATCCACTCTTGCGAATGGAATAACATATTCAAAGTATCAGCGTTTTGATCAGGAGTTAAATCCTCCAAATCCCAGTTGTAGAGGGCAGGTGATACTATAGCCTTAGCCCTCTTGCGCGCCATCTCTTCCGCTTTCTTATTACCCATGACGTTATTCCTCCTTATGTTATCGATATAACGTAGGCTTTTTCTCATAGAAAGGAACTTCCTCTTTCGCCTCCGCTTTCTTAGGCTCTGCAGCTGAAGTCTGTGTAGATTCTTTCCCCAAGAAGGCATCCAATCGAATGATCTCATCACGAAGATAAAACTCTGCTTTGCGCAAGTCTTCTATCTGCTTTACTAAATCATCCTTGCCCTCCTCATGCTTTAGTCCAGCACGCCAGCAATATTTGATTACATTACCAACATTAAAGTTATGATGCCGAACAATATCGAGGCACTCCACACCGCTGGGGTGAGTGTTGTAATGTTTAGGATGATTTACCATTTCAAGTTTGTTTGATGGCATACCACTTTGCTTACCATCAAGATTTTCATTCTTAGTCATTGTCTTTGTTTTTAAGTTAAATTCTAATTCTATTTGTTTTAAAGAATAGGGGAACTCCTAAAGATTACCCCTATTTATCATAAATCCCATTATGCCAATTCAAGACGAAGTGCCTTAGAGAATCTTTTTCTTTTAGTCGGCGGAGCTGATAAACTGGTTATCAGACTCCGCCAAACATGGAAAGTGCCAAAATATAATTATGAAAGAAAAAAGTGCCAATCCACGAATCAGTTTAACCAGCTACTGGTCCAACATTCTCATCAGAACCACCGCCATGTTCCTTCTTCTTCTTGTCCTTTTCGCTTTCAGCAATGTCGCCTTCCACTACTGGTGCACCCGAAGCGTCAACCTTTGTCCAGCTAACTTCCTGCTCAAAGCGGTCACTGAAAGAGATACTCACGGTACAACCCATACGGCTTCTGCCCTGGCTTGCATTAACCATTGAGGCTTTGGCTGGCGTGCCTTCCTTGTCTTTTACAGAGCAATGCAGGTTGGGATAAAGCGTAATAAACCTCTCGCCCATACTACATCTGAACCCCTTTAAGACATTAAGTTGAACCGTCTCCATAAACTCGCTGACAGCAGCTCGCATAATAGAAGGCTCAATACTCGTCTTCCGACAGGCTTCGCGACAAAGCTCATCAAAGGAAAGGTTC